CGGATAATAAGCTGACTGCTAATAAATCTTCTAAAAGCCTTCTAGGTGCAGTTGACAACTCAGTCAAAATATGTGAAGAAGGAATCAAGGAGAAAATATATGTACGGAATGCCTTATAAGCTTGTTGGTAATGCTCTTGCATACGCTGTAACCCATCATGCAGGTCAGTTTCGCAAGAACAATGTAACGCCTTATATCGTTCATCCTATTGGCGTTGCTGATATCGTATATAAGAACGGTGAAGGTGCATTTCTTCCAGCAGATCTGGAGATTATGATTCTTGCAGCTCTGTTTCATGACATTCTTGAAGATTGTACTGATGAAGAGACTTCAAAAGCAGATCTTGAACATGAAATGCGCAAGCGATGGGGTGATGAAGTTGTGGAGGTCGTTATCGGTCTTACCAACACGTCGAAGCAGGATCAGCCTGAACTCAATCGAGCACAGCGTAAAGCGGCTGATGCAGCACGGCTTGCTAATGAATCTCTTGCAGTTCAATTCGTTAAGCTTGCAGACATCCTCTACAACGTGAATGACCTTGACAGCTTCACTCCTGGTTTTGCTCGCAAGTTTCTTAACGAAAAGCGTACGCAGGTTGAGGTAATGACTGCTAACTGGGTTGAAGATAACGACGATATTGCACCTATTGAAGCATGGAACCTTCGTGAGAAGTGCTTGAAAGCAATTGAACGTCAGTTGGAGGCACTTCGTTGATGACTAAAGCTAGAGAAGCACTTGAACAGTTTCGAGAAGTAGCACCTATAATCATGGAGTTGTTGCTTGATATTAATGGTCGTGAATCAATTCTTCTTTGTGGTAGAATTCATGACATTGATAGAAATGCACGAATTGCATTAGCGGAGATGGATGATGACTAAAGGTTTAGAACGATTGGTGAATGAATATAGATCAACGATGGATGCTGATGTTGTTCATAGTTGGGCACGTGACCTTGTCAATTACCTAAAGGATAATGGTTATGTACGTCGAGAAGCTACAATGAGTAGAGGATCAATTCCTTATTCATATCGTGGTGAAGGAAACAATGACCTTGGCTAAGCATAAATCAAAACCTAAACAGACATTTCCTGATTTGTCTAATATGACTGTTCAGGAAAAGACTCAACTTCTCATTGACTTGATTAAAGAGCGAGGAAGTAGTGCATCTGTAGGTGTTGGTCAATGATGTTCGATAAAAGGGTTACTGATGGTCCTCACTTTGGCTTCACAGGTACTCAAGCTGAGTTACCAACGATTCAGAAGCTGACTTTATGGAACCTTCTTTGGGAATTCTATGACAGCGGTTTTCGTACGATGCATAATGGTGATTGTACAGGTGCTGATTATACTGCAGGAGTGATGTGGGATCAGATGGATGAAGGTTGGATTTATCTACATCCACCAATCATTCAGGCTAAGCGTGCATTCCTTGTATGTGACGCATCTGAACCTCCTAAGGATTATCTTGTACGCAATCGAGATATCGTCGATGCATCCGTTGAACTGATTGCATGTCCTCAGTATATGCATGAACAGCAACGATCAGGTACGTGGTCGACGGTTCGATATGCAGCAAAGAAGCTGTTGCCAATCAACATTGTATGGCCTAACGGTCAGGCTCAATTATTTAATAAGGAATCAGGTTATGCGTTTCCACAAGGGTGATATTATTTCAGGTGCTACCGAAGCATATCACACAGGGGCTCCACATGATGAGACCAATTGGTCTGGTGCAGAAGTAACTGGTGTCATTCCTGATACGGCTCTTCTGTTTCCAGGTTATATTGATGTTATATCTCAAAATGGTACACGAGGACTGTTTAAGGAATCGGAGCTGTACAAGTGAAGAAGCAAACACTAGCAGAGTACTTTGATCAGCATCGTACTCTGCTAACTTTGTATGGTGCGTACTGGGGTGTTGATGACCAGTATGACCAACTTGCAGAAACTGTACGAGTTGGTACAGATGAAGACATTCGTGTAGCTGCTAGACGTATGCAGCTAGAGGTTCCTGACATTCGCAATGCAAAGACATCAGGATATTACATCTTAGGGAAAATTGGCTGGTCTAATGTATAAATAATGGATGATTCATTTATACATTAAAAAACATAATATTACTGGTTTAAGATATTTTGGTAGAACATACCAGAATCCGTTTGTGTATAAAGGCTCCGGCAAGAAATGGAAAGCGCATCTTAAAGCACATGGAAACAATATTAGTACAACTCACGTATGGTCGTATGTAGATATTAATGAAGCAATAGTACATGCGTTAAAATTTTCAATTGACAATGATATTGTTAATAGTAACGAATGGGCTAACTTAGCTATAGAAAATGTTGTAGATGGAAATCATAAAGGGTTTAAACTATCTCCAGAATCTATAGCATTACGAACCAATACACGAAAGATAAATGCTAAACCTTGTGTTTTAAAAGGTCGACCAGCTCATCCTAACACTGTTGCAAATCTCAAATTAGTTAATACAGGTCGTAAACTAAGTTCAGATGTCCTTGCTAAACGACTAGAAAGTCGCCGACGAAATGGTGTAAAATCTTTAAAAGGTATTCCTAGATCTGATGAAGTAAAACTAAAAATTAGCACATCAAAATTAGGACATACTCATTCTAATGAAACGTTAGAAAAATTAAAAGCAGGACAGCAACGTAGGAGATTAAGAGAAAATGGAAACTATGAATAACAATAACTCCGTTGTGCTGACCGATGCGCGGGCGCTTTTACAAAGCATTGCAGACAACCCCCGGACGCTCAACGATGTTCGTGTGGCCATCAACGCCGTGCTTTCCACCCCGCCCGCGAGCGACTCCCACAAATGCAATTGAGAGGATGAATTATGGAAGATAATAAACTTTATACAGCACTTGCTCAGATTGTTGAATTAGGAACGTGTGCTCATAGTAAAACACCAAAGTATATGCTGTTTGATCAAGCATGGGATATTGCTGAAAAGGCAATTTCTAGTAAGCCATCATACGAGAATATGCTGTTCGATCTCCTTGAAACATTGAAGATTCGATATCCTGAAATCGCAGGTGCTTTTGCACGTGGTACAGGCGGTGTCGAACTTCCATATATCCTAGAGGTGCTACGTGAAGCAAAGTGAATTCGATGAACTTCTAAAGACAGCTAAAGGTCCTACAGAAAGAGAAGTATCAGATCGTCGTGTTGCTCAACGTATGTTGCAGCGTATGCTTGATCGTGGTGAAGCAACGATTGTAGGAGGTCCTTTGTGGCCGCCGACGCTTGTCAATCCAGATCCAGAAGATCCGTACGAAAATATGGATGAAAAGTATCGATATTATCAAGGTCCTGTATGGGGATGGTTCTCGCTAACATATGCTAGCTATGCTGTTCTTCCTCGTGCAGTTATCTGCGAGATGCCTATCGAGTGGCAGAAGAAATTCGTTGCATTGATGGATGAAGTGTCGGACACTCTTGAATGGGATGAGCCTAACAGCTATACTGTTCAAATTCGAGACAAGAAAGGACGTTTTACGTACGATCCTTTATGTTCATACAAATATCCTCCTGCTAATGCTGTGAGGAAGAAAGGAAATCCAAGTGATCTTTAACTGTAATTGTCATCGCATATGGAATGTTCTTAAAGGTATTTTGTTTTATGGATTTGTTTCTGCTTGGCTTGGAATTGTGTCCTATGGACTAGGTGAAAACGTTTCTGCATACCTGCAACTTGCAACAATTGCATCGCCTTTGTTTGCAGCATTAAAGATTCTGCTAGTAGGATTTATTACATTCGTCGCAGGAATAGTTATTCTTCTTGGCACAATTGCAGCACTTGCACATGGTGTTGACTGGCTGATGAGAATGTATCGTCTAAAGATTGACCCTGCACATGACTGGAAGAAGGTGTATGTGATCTTTCCACGTACCGTATACAACAATGACATCACTGAGTATCGGTGTGCAATGTTCGCTCATGTATGGCGTCGTCGTATAGTTGATGGTCACTATGCTCGAACATCATATCGTTATGAGGATCCTACTGTTGAAATTGTTGACTAAAGCAGATTATCCAGAAGGATCAATGTATGCATCAGGTGTTTCACGAGGCAAATGGAAGTGGAAACCTGTTGATCAAGCATATATTGATCGTATAAACAAGACAATTCAAGCTACTAACGATCATTTTACAAAGAAGCCTGAGCCTGTTAAGAAAGGAAAGAACAAATGAATCTTACCACTACTGATATGAATGTTGCTGCGGAGCTATGGAGTGAAGCGCTCGTTCCTAATGATGGTCAAGCTACGCTAATGGAGCTTGCTCTCAATCAGGCGCTTGTCATCATCCATGGTCCTAATTCAGAAGATACTCCATATTCACTCGAAGACGTGTTTGATGTTGATGTCGATACGTTGTTCGACGAGAACTGGGGGTTGAACTTCAATCGTGCATATGATCGCGATGACAAGCTCAACTGGATTGTTGCATGCAGTGTCATTCCTGATGCAAGTGAGCTACCAGCCGTTAAGAACTCAGTGTCTGCTAAGTCACGATCATTTCGCGGTGCAGCATATGCTACATTGATCTATGCAGCGCTTCTATTTCAGTCAATGGGTGAGCCAAATGCGATCGCCGCTTGAAATCTATGCAACTAATCGTTCTATTCTTGAACAGTATCTATCTGATTGGAATCTAGAACGATCATTTGTTGCAATGGATCTAGCATATGAAGATAAGGATCCAAAGAAGCTAGTGCGAATTGCTAATCAAGCTTGGTTTGCATTACCAGATTGTCGAGCTATTCGTACACATGGATTCTTTCCACTATGTGATATTGCTGAATGTATGTTCGATGATGATCGTGAGGATGAAGAATGAAGTACTATCACCGAATTATTTCAGGATCAAACGCAGCGATATTAGCTGCTGATCTTGACGATGCATCTGAAAATGGCTGGGAAGTTGTTAGTTTAACCTGTGATGATGTCAAATACTATGCATTAGTTCGTCAATCACGAGAAGAAAGTGTATCTGAATGATCAAATATGACTATAAAGTGTTCACTGGTGATGCTGCTTATATTGGGGAATCCATTGAAAGTTATGGTAAGAAAGGATATAAGCTATTATCGCTACAGTTAGCTGTTGCTGGTAATGGTAGTACCATGTCACATACTAAAATGATTGCTGTAATGGAACGTCTTGGTAATTCTTATCTATCTAAACCAGATGGAGAGATTACAGAATGACCAAGTATGAATATTATACTGCGTCAATAGATGTAGAAGAACTTAATAACACATTAAATAAGTTAGGTGCTGAGGGATGGAAACTACAAGGTATTTGGCGACTTACTAATCGATTTGAAAAACCAATTGAAGCTGTTCTAATGCGTCCATTACCTGATCCTAAGCCAGAATCTGATACTCAAATTACTGAGTAATTATGTTAATGGTGCATTGGGATCGAATGCATAGCCAATCTTTCGTAGTTTCTTACCATTCCAGAACACTGATCCAGTTGTCCATTTGATTTGATCACCTATCTTTGGACGCTGATTAACATCAGCTATAAACTCAATGTAAACAGCATAACGAGGATCACTGCTATCAGTGAGGACTTGAAGTGCTGTTTTATTTGTATTTGGAACAGACACCTGATCGCATGCTGTTACGTTTCCTTGACCGCTCATAAAAAATCTCCTGCTTGTGTATTTAGCGGTTGACAGCTCGTTGGTTGCAGCCTATAAGGAAGCATCAGAAGGAGATTTCAGATGACCGATTTCGATCTTGATGACTCACTCGACGATTTCTTTGGCGATTTTGGCCTCCAGGTTGAGACGAACGCAGCTCCTAAGGCTGCTGATCTTCCGCTTGTTAGCAAGGCAATCGCTCCAATGTACAGCGAGAAGTGCCCTGGTTGTCGTGGTACTGGTCGTTTCACCAGCTATTCTGGTCGTGTGACTGGTTCGTGCTTTAAGTGCAAAGGCACTGGTACGCTTGTTTTCAAGATGAGCCCTGAGAAGCGTCAGGCTGGTCGTCAGTATGCTGCTAACCGTAAGGAAAAGCAGATGGCTGAGGTTCGTTCATCTGTTGATACATTCGCAGCTCAGTATCCTGCTGAAATGCAGTGGCTGCAGGCAAACAGTGCCAACACGTTTGCACATTCGCTCAGTGAGCAGCTCAACAAGAAGGGCACTCTCAGTGAAAAGCAGGTTGCTGCTATCACGAGTGCAATTGCACGTGATGCTGATCGCAAGGTAAAGTTTGCTGCTGAAAAGGCAGCTCGTGAAGAAGCTGCTCCTGTCGTTTCGATTGAAGCGATCGAGCAGTCGTTCAATCATGCACGTGAAAAGGGAATCAAGCGTCCTAAGCTTCGTCTTGATACGTTCAAGTTCTCACTTGCACCTGAAACTGGTCGCAATGCTGGTTCGATCTACGTTGTTGACAAGGATGCTGATCAGTACCTCGGTCGTGTGACGAACGGCAAGTTCTTTCGTGTTCGTGAGTGCAATGACCAGCAGGAAGCTCGCATCCTTGAGGTGTGTGCTGATCCTAAGGCTGCTGCAGTTGCATACGGCAAGCGTTATGGTTCGTGCTCGTGCTGTGGTCGTGAACTGACGAATGGTGCATCGATTGATCTGGGCATCGGCCCGATCTGCGCAGAAAAGTATGGGTGGTGATATGACACTTCGTCGAAATGATATTTGTTATTATGATTATCAAGATGGTGGTCCTTGGAATCCTTACGGGCGAATTTGGAAGGTAGAAGGTAATATCTTCTACATGATTAATGGTAAAGGCGAATTGTATCGTACTTACGCGCATAAGTTAGTTCCTGTTAAAGACTATCAAGGTAGATGGATCTGGCGTACAGATCAGAAAACAGGTAACTATTATGCTAGATGGCATAGAATGCCTTCACTTCGTAAATTGAAGCAAACCGGTTGGTTTCCTCATTATTATCGTACAGGAACATTTTGGAGAGACGATGTTGAAACGAACAATGAGTGAGCCGCAAGCTCTTCTGCCAGGTCAACCTAATCCATGTGAGTTGAAAGACAAATGTGGATGGGATGGTAAGAGTGTAGGATGTACACGAGCAGGATGTTTCGGTCCTGCAATCTTTAGATTGGAAGGAAAAGTAGGATGATTGAAGAGACTAACGATCAGCGTCAAGCCAATATGATCATTCGAATAACGGAAGCTTTGATGGGTAATCCGTTCCTAACATTCAAAGAGAAATGTGAGCTGCTTGCTGACTTCGTAGACAAGATTGGACAACAGCAATGAAAGCAATTGTTAATAACAGCGGTGATCTGTGGGCAGATGAAGATCGTCGTCACTTCATTGGCAAGACAGTAACAGTTAGTGCAGTTCTTGGTGTCAATTTGTATCGTGTATGGTATGAAGAAGGTTCTACCATCTATGCAGATAACTTTGACAAACACAATCTTAACTTTATTCCTCTTGACATCTCTACACTCGAGCATGTACGAGAATATATTCAATATGCACATAATCGAGCAGAGCGTGATTGGCGTAATGAGCATGCGCAAGCTGCTGTACAGCAAGTTGCAGATGAGCTTCTTCAATTAATTGATTATGATCTTGACAAAAAAGGATTTGCATTTACATGAACACTCAATATGCAATTAGGAACTTCACTACCAACCAATGGGTAGGTGGTGATGGTTCATGGGAATCCGCTACATTCTATACTGCAAAGGCTCCTGCAACATCTGCAATTAACTTTGAGAAGGGATTACAGAAGTATAAGCCGTGGAGAATCTCAACAGATGATCTTCGTGTTGTTCCTGTCAGCATTCCAGAGCCACAGCTATGATGTATGAATATAAGCAAACTAAATCACCTGCAAGCTTGGTATATGATTTAGCAAATGTAAATGCTAAAGAAGGATACGAAGTATTAGCAGTGTGGCCAACTCATGATGCATACTATGTCTGGGTACTGTTACGCAAACCTATTGAACAAGACTTACAGGAGATCACAGAATGAGCTTACCATATCCTCTTGCATCAATTGTAATGATTCCTAATGTACCAGATCGAAAGTATCTTATTGAAAGTATTTCACCTGGTCCTCTATATGCTATTTCAGGTCATTCAATTCTTAATTCACGAGGATTCGGAAGTGCTTGGCATGAGCAGGATGCACTTGAGCTAGTTAGTCAGCCTACAGAAGATTCTTGGAAAATGTGGGAAGACATTCAAGATGACTCTAGTCCTGAATTCAAATATGGTGATCCTGATTGGAACGATGATAATGATTAAGATCTTTGACCATGACGGTAATACAGATCAGTGGGAAGAGATTCCTGCTGATAAACTAGAATCTGTATTAGCTGATCGATTTGATACATCATATTGGTATGATAAAGACAATTCATTCGACCACTACATTGAGGTATGGAACAGCGAGACAAATGAGATCGTTGTTCATCATGCATCTCATGGAAGCTGGTTGTATAATGATGATCCAGAAGGTCCATACACGTCACGTGATTATGGTTCGCTTGCAGATTATGCACGTAGCGATCGCTTTCGTCCTACTAAGCTAAATCCAACAAAAGATTACATCATTGTATGATAAACGAGCAAGGTCATCAAATCAATCAACCTGTAATGCCATTTGGAAAGTACAAAGGTGCTTACCAAGTGGACATTGCTCGTTCTAATCCTAGATATTTCTTATGGATGTTAAACAACACAAATGCATTTCCTAGATTAGCTGATTCACGTGCTGTAGGTATAGCTGAACGACAGTATCAGTTGACAAAGCGTATCAGATACATTTATGATGAGCGATACGATGATGATGATTGGGATTTAAGTGGAGATCATGGACAATGGTAATGAATGATAAGATGCCTGATTTACATAGCAATGCTACTGGTTGGACGTGTAAATTTATTGATGGCGTATGGTGTGTTGGTATGAGAGGAAATCTTGATACCAAGCATGATGCTACACTTCATATTACTGGAGGATTTCTACAATCTGATGAGGCTGAACATTTAGCAAATTGGCTAGTAGACACTTATAATCATAAGCTAATCCAGCATTTAGCATTTAGAGCTGGTGTGTATGATGAAATTAATCAGCAAACATATGGTCACTTAATGGAAACTACAAATGAAGTATGAATATAAAGGTATTGGTAGCAATAGCTTTTCTGATTCGCTAGCTCAAGTTAATGCATTAGGAGCTCAAGGATGGAGAGTAACGGCAACATACTGTACAGTAAGTCATAATCGCTTTGTTCTTGAACGTGTTATCGAAGAGGATGTAACAGAATGAAAAATGAATACATTCATAAAAATGACTATGCTACCGCTGTAGGTGATTGGATTGTTGAAAAGGGTTCATATGGGTATACGCTCGTAAGTTGTTCATATGATACCTATCGTGCTATGGCTGTTATGCAGAAGCTATCTGAACAAACTAGTGAGATCAGAGAATGATCATTGGTCTTTCAATGCTGTTAGCTACTCCTGTGCTAGCAGTATATTGGCTTACTGGAGCTGCAGAAGATGCTGCAAGTCAAGCTAATAAACGTAAGCATTTTAGTCGTCCATCATTTTCTATGTGGGCAGACAAAGATGGTATTCACGTTAAAGAAGGACGTAACCCTGATCATGCCACTCGCTGTCAGGAATCATTAGCTGACTGGTATAAAACTAAACAACGAATGAAATGGTATCCGTGGATCTGGTTACTTGTGATGATTATAGCATTACAGACAACTACCACAGCATTTCTAATCATATGTGCAGAATGTGTTCTATTTTACATTATGTATCGTTGCATTAAACGTGTTATATGGCTGCTGCGTGTAGGTCCTAAAGGATTACGCAGGCATTTAGATGAGAAATATGGAAATGATTAAGTTTGCAATTAAGAACCAAGAAGGCAAATGGCGATCAGCTAGTTGGTCTGACTCATTTGGTGAGTGGGATGATGCTCAGCTATGGAATAATGCTAAGACAGCTAAGACTGAGATCAAACGTCAAGAGAATCGTCACCGATTTGATCATGCAAATCGTGTAGAAGGTCAGCCTGTTCCTAGGATCCATATGAATCTTAAATGTGAATTAGTTGTTGTCAATATTGCTGAGCCACAATGAGCATCCTTTGCAGAATAGGTATTCACAAATATCTAACGTCATGGTGGCCACCTTATTATGAGCCTCACTGTGAACTGCAAACTACATCATGTATGAGATGTGGACATTGGAAGAGACGTAATATGCGATAAACAACATATCACACGTTTATGCGATTTATGACGTAAGCTTGTTACTTTTCTTTCTGTTGTCTGCAGGAGTTAGCAACTGTAAATTCCAAGGAACATGAAGACCACATACAGTTTTACCTAAAAGAGGAATGTCATGATCTACATGCATTCCTTTTTCTTTTCCTTCTTTGTAGATTGCTATAATCTGTTGATGATGTTCTGCTGTAAGCCATTTAGGAGTAGCATTTAACTTTCGTGCACGTCGTTCATTAGATTTTGCAGTATAGTATGCATGATTATCAATTCGATGTTGCTTTCTGTTAAATGGAACTTCACATCCATACATTGGTCGATCTGGATCATGTCCATTACGGATTCGTTCAAACTTTAACCTACATTTCTTACAATGATAGGAACGACCATCAGCACGTGCTCGATCTATTGTGAAATCTGTAATAGGATGTGATTGATGGCATTTTGAACATGCCTTATAAATAATCATGCTGATGCTCCTCTAAGCGTTAGAATGGTTGGGACGGCAATCCGCGAACCACTTTATATTTATATGTTGACCTACAAGAATGATTTAGCTATAAGTATCTAGTCACCAGTTCGTAGTTGAAGATTTGCTTCATCGAGACTTGGATAGATAGGCTAGCAAGACGTGGGTTCGACTCCCACTACCTCCACCATAAGTTGTTTGAGATGACAATTTATGTAGGGGGGTAAACTGGGCTCGATTGCTTTCATTAAGGATCTTGGAAGAACTAAAGACACGTTAAATGCAACGGTAATCGCAAACGACAACACTCCTTATGCACGAGCAATCGCTGCTTAATTGACTGAGTCTGCAGTATGGCTCCACTGTATCACCCAACGGGCCACTAGATAAGAAAAGAGCGTGACATTTTGATAGTGCCACGCTCTTTTTATTTCTTACTTAATCTTTAGTGCCTTGAGGATCTTTGTTGCAAGACCTTCTACTTCACCCTTTAGATCATTGTATACTGCTTGTACAAATTCAACAGCAAAGTCCTTAGTTGCTTCTACACCAGTCTTGGTAAGAAGGATTGGAAGAATCTCTTCTGCTACTGCTTCAAGCTTCTCAATACCCTTCTTGTCTGAACTTTGTAGAGCAGCAATAGCAGCAACTACATGATCCTTTACTTCTGTTTGCTTTAGTGCAGCAATTGCCTTGTTAACTTCTGTTAGTACTGCTACTTCTGCAAGAGTAATTACATCCTTATTTGTGAATGTAAATCCTGCAATCTTGATCTTAAAACCCATTTGATTCTCCTTTGTTGCTCTCTTGTATTTAGAGAACAAATCAGCTATATTGCTATTTCGATAAGTATTTAAAATAGCACAATGTCAATGAAAGGCATGTGAGCTTGAGTGACAAGCAAATGAAACCGGTGTGAAGGTATTCGCCTTTGTGTCGGTTTTTTCTGTTTCCGCAACCCCTAAGGATTATGAAGTTACCAATTATTGCAGGAATTCTACTTGCAGCGTTTCCAGTACCAGCAGAAGCTAAAACTGAATTAGACTGCTTAACTCGTATTATTGATCATGAAGCACGTGGAGAGCCTGAGAAAGGTAAGGAAGCTGTTGCATATGTAGTGATTAATCGAACCCAATCTCCTAAATTTGCTTCTACGATATGTGGAGTAGCAACTGAGAAGGGACAGTTTAGCAACTTTACACTAAACAAAAAGATACCACCAAAGCTTTATGAGAACTCAAAAGCTGTTGCCTCAAATGTCACAATAAAGTACAATCAGAAAATTGATCCGACAAATGGTGCATTATACTTCGCTAGAAAAGCGTGGTCGTACAAGATACGTAGCATCATTAAGATCGGAGCTCACTCATTTTGGAAATGATAACGTAGGATTGACCATTGCTAAAGCGTAACGAAATTAGAAAACTTGTAGACGTGACAGCATTCTTCGATGAAATCAATAGAATGGTTGTTACATATGACTGTACATACCTAGATGCATTAGAAGAATACTCAAGAATACATGATGTATCTCTTGATTTCGTTGCTAATATTGTTAAGACACATAAAGGTAAAGTTAAAACAAATCTAACTGAGCAGTGTCGTACTCTTAATCTTGTGAGTGAGTAATGGATTCATTTGACGTCTACAAAGAATTCATGGCTCTTCGCAATCACTTCACTAAACCTTCTTACGATTACCACAAGTATAATGGTAAGACAAATGCTACATATAGTGCATTTAGTAAACGTAAGGATAAGTTTATGTTTGACAAGCTAGCTCGACAGTCTGAACCTCGGCTCCGTATCATTTACGCTATGGTAGAAGGGATTACATGGATTGGAGACATTGGTGGTGATAAGGGTAAAGAAGCATACATTAAACATATGAAATACAATGATGCTGTCTCGTATAACTTCAAGCAAGAACTTGGTCAGTTACCTCAGCCAATTGGAGTGTTAGTTGGAACTGATAATGGTACTCCCAAACTTGCACAAATGTACTTCCGTAACAAAGTTTGCTTGGAAACAATAGTACTGATCAACAATTTAGTTGACTTTACAAGCATCTGGAAGGATAAGATCTCTACTGACCCACTGATAGTGGAATTGATTCAGAAGATAGAGAAATATACGGCTTTTGTTCCGTATGATTCTGCTAAAATTAAGCAGATATTCGTCGATTTCTATGTAAATCGAGATAAATAAACCACTAGTATCACACTAGTTTTATTATGTAGAAGTGGTTAAGATAACCTTAGGATAACATCAGGAGAAACACATGGCAAGTTCATTTAGAGACCTCAAGAAGAGCCGCGATCAAATGTTTGAAGCGCTCAACAAACAGCTTACTGATCAAAGTAAGAAAGGTGGTGGTCGGCCAGAAGAGGATGTACGTTTTTGGTACCCTCAGACTGATAAAGCTGGTAACGGTTTTGCTATTATTCGTTTCCTTCCTGCTCCTACTGGTGAAGCAGTTCCTTACATTCGTGAGTATTCACACGGCTTCAAGGGTCCAGGTGGTTGGTACATCCAACGCTCATTGTCAACTATTGGCAAAAAGGATCCAGTTGGTGAGTACAATCGTGCTCAGTGGGCAAAGGGACAAGTAGCTAAGGATCAGGGAAATACTGCAGTACAGAAGCAGTATGAAGACGGTTGTAAGAACCGTAAGCGTAACACAGGTTACATTGCAAACATTCTAGTTGAACAGGACACTGCAAATCCTGAGAACAACGGTAAGGTATTCCTTTATCGCTATGGTCTCAAGATTCAGGGTATGATTGAAGAGAAAATGAAGCCTCAGTTCGAGGGTGAATCACCTATGAATCCATTCGATCCATGGGAAGGTGCAAGTCTAAAGCTCAAGATTACAACTAATAAGCCAGTTGGTAATCAGAAGAAAGGCTTCAAGAACTACGACAAGAGCGAATGGACTCAACCATCACCTCTTGGTTCTGATGAAGAGATCGAAAAGATCTGGAAGCAGGAGCATCCTCTACAGCCATTCATTGCAGAAGACACATTCGAATCTTATCAGAAGCTCGAAGCAATGTTCAATCGTGCAATGGGCTTTGATAAGCGTGATGCTGACAATGCAATGGAAGATGAGCAGGAAGCACCTGCAGAAGTGAAGCACAAGTCATTGGATGAAAAGTTCAGTAAGAAGGCTTCAGAACCTAAGGAAGAAGTTCCTTGGTCAACAGATGATTCATCAGACGATGATGACGATGATGATCTTGCAAAGTTCCGAGCACTAGCTCAGATGTAAAAAAGATAACCCCAGGGAGACCTGGGGTTTTTCTTTATCCTACTTTGTTAGGTGATCCAAAGTACCAATTGTATCCTACATCACTTCCTGCTCTACCTGGTAATGGTGTTGCAAGATCTGCTGATGATGCAATCTTTAGTGGCATTGGCTTGGATGATGGTGTATTAGTACCTCTTGGTGGTACTTCCTGTGATGTTCTAGTCTTACCAGCAGCTTCTTCACGAAGAGCTTTAATAGCAGTTTTGTTACCAGCTTTAGCTGCTGATACAATTGCTGCATGAGCTTTGTTCTTATCACTATTAGTCAAGATCTTTGAACGATCAGGAGCAACAGCAGTCTGCAACTTACCAGCAGGATTAGGTGCTGATTGTTTGACACTTAGAATGTCTCTACTCTCATTGTCCATTCTCTTTGCAACACTTGAGATCTGTTTAGCACTACCACCATTACGTGAGATTGCACTAACAGCATATGTTTTACGATCTTTGTAGTATTGACGAATAATATCTTCTGCAGGTGCTCGACGAACATCTACATGCTTAGCAACATTTGTTAGAATCTTCTTGATACCACCATGCTGAACTGATCCACTCCAGATCATTTCCTGCACACGGCGATCGTCAACAGGGAATCCTAACTTTGCTGCATGATTAATAGCTGGAAGGTAATGAGTCTTTGCAATGAAGTCATGTTGTGACTCTTCAAAGTTCTTATCATTCTTTGCTAGATATTTCCATTTAGCATCAAACTCTTTACCACCAATGTCCATACCAGCAAACTGTTTAGAGTATCCTGATTTCTTCAAGTATGTGTTAAGTGTTCCAGTCTTTGATGCTAACTGATACTTTCCGTATGATTTACCACCTGGATCACCTTTACCATTTGAAATAGTACCAACACCACGACCACCTGACTCATACTTCTCTGATACGAATCCAAGAGACTTACCAACACTAGAGATAGCACGACCAGCAGCACCTTTAGCTACATCGTAACCTTTACCTACTGTCTCTCCTACGTAACTTGCACCTCTCTTGATATCATCAGAATGATCGTACGCAGCCTTACCAAGAAGACCAACACCAGTAGCAATACCTAGTCCACCCAGAATTGCTGGAAGCATAGTGAGAAGTGCAGGACCAATACCTCTTGCAATCATACCAATCATTCCTGCCATTGAACTCTTTTCAGATGATTTAGTGTTCAATGATCCTTTCTCGTGTTCAGGAGCTGAACTGATTGGATGAGGAGCTTCAAGGAAGCGTTCACGATTCTTTAATTCATCTGACTTCTCGATCTCTAATTGATCTTCAATATTGTTGTCAATACGATGAAGAAGATGTACTGCAGTCTGCAGCAACTTGTCAGTAGATTCAGATGTAATCTTTGATTCTGGTTTGATTCTTACATTATCATTAGCTGCAATTGAATCATTATCATTTGCTGAGCGAGGAGTTGAAGGAGTATTAACTGGTTGATCGTTGTCATTTGCTGACACAGGACGTGGGTCGTTATCATTAGCAACTACAGCATTGTCGTTAGCTACTTTAGACAAAGCAGCACCAGCCATTCCAAAACGACTATTACCTAGAATTCTTGATGCTGCGTTAGCCATTACTTTTCTTCGCTCTTACGTCTTGCTATGTTAATATCGATGTAAACATCTCGTTCATATGGATACATTTGTTCAAT